AGCGAGAGCGGCCGCATATTTTGGCTTATATGTCAAGTGTTATATATAAATTTTTTGTTAGACCCTACTGATATTAAATTGAAGTTATTATCTAAATACCATTGGGGACAGGGATACCGCGCCCGGCATAGCCACCGGCGTCCCGAAAGTGACTTCCCCGTCTTCATCCACTGTAATCAGCGCGTAATGCACATTGCAGATATTGAATTTTACTTTATTCTTCTTATTCGGCATTTACATTTCCTCCATATCAAAAGAGCACAGAACCTCGTACAGCTTTTCGCTGTCAATCCAGGTTTCCGTCTTATTATAAAAAATCCCCGCCGCATCAAGCGCATCCTCTATTTTCTGCTCCGAAGCAAGGTCTTTGAAATCCGTGTACAGTTCCGCCCGCACCTCGCTGATCCGGTAATAGACCTTCCCGTCTGCGGAAAAGTTATCGCTCCCCGGAAGCAGGTAACAGAGGAACGGCGGATCCGGCGCCTCCCCTTCCGCGAAATGGTCATAAGCATAGGGGAAACCGGTGCTTTTCAAAATATCCAGAAGTTTATCCATCCCTCATGCTCCTTTCGATCTCTTCCTCCAGTTTCCGGATGCCTTTTTCCTCCGCCGGGGCGATGTGGGCTTTGCCCTCCACCCGGCCGCCGTTCCGCTTCGCGTGGCCGTACTCCAGCAGATGGGCCAGCTGGTAGCGGTTTTTGGAATGGACCGTCAGCGTCAGGCTGCTGGATGACTCTTTTGTCTTTTTCACTACCCAGCTTTTGGCGTACTCCCCGGTATCCTTCGGGGCGTTGGCACGGATCTCCTTCCTTACCGTCTCCCCGGCATCCCGGACCGCCTGCTTTACATCCTCCGCGGCCAGGTCCGCGTATTCCTCCAAAGTCTCCATAACAGCGTCCGCCAGTTTCCCGATCTGTACCGTCTGTCCCATGGTCACCGCCTCGCTTTCTCACACCGGAACTTCAGCGTTTTCTTCTTATAGTTCATGTGATCCACAGCCACGATGTTGTAAATCTCCCCGCCAAACAGGATGCGGAACCCGTCCACCGTCACCTCCGCCGCCCGTTTGCAGAAACGGACGGTGAAAGCAAGATCGGCTTCCGCCACCGTCAATCCGGCGGCTGCCTTTTCCTGCCCGCCTTCCCCGCTGACTGTGGCATGGCAGGTATAATAATCCTCCCAGACATTCCTTCGGTTTCCAATATCGTCCGCAACAACAGAATTTTTCTGGAAGGTCACTTTTACATTCAGCAGAGCGATCTCCATCAGAACGCCTCCTTCCTGCTGCCGAAAAGCAGCGCGCGGAGCGTCAGATTCAGGGCATGGTGGTCGGCTTCCTCCCGGTGTTCATACAAATATGCCGCGGTGAACATCACGGCTGTCTTCCCGTTCTGGACCGATGCCAGTTCTTCCTCACTGTCCGTACGCAGGATATCCATGCACTGCCGTTCTGCCGAAGCTATGATAGTTTCAATTAAAGCATCATCGTCATCATCATCCACCCGGAGATAGTTTTTCATTTCCTACAGTGTCACCATAGCCTTCACCTCCCGTCAGGCAGAGGGGCGTGAATCCGTCACACCCCTCTGAAGCTGTCCGCAGACCATCAGCTGGAAGATCCTGATTTCTGCGCCAGCACCTTCACCGCCTCGGACAGCACCAGCTTCCCATCCACTCTCTGGGAGCCAAGGAAGCCCACCTGGCCGTTGGCGGCGTACAGTTCGTTCAGCCGCTTGAAAGAACGTCCCTGCCGGTCCGCAATCCAGTAATAGCTGAAATCGCCGAAGGCAATGGTCTTCGCCCCCGCCGCGATCACCGGCATATAGGCGGAGGTCTTCACCGGCCTGCCAAGGAGGGTATCCGGCGTACCGGCCATCAGGGACGGCTGCCACAGGTACTGCCCCGTGGAATCCTTCAGCTTGCGCACCGCCTTGATGGTGGAATCGTTCAGCACCCATACCGCCTTCTTCCGGTAAGGGGATTTCAGGGAATAAAACAGGTCCATCAGTTCATCCGCCGTAATGGCTGTAGAGGAAGCTGCCGTCACCCCGGTCTCTGCCCCGCCGGTGGCTGCCAGCACACCCAAAGGCTTCCCGGAGCCGTCCCCGGTAAAGAAGGCCTCTTCCTCCTTCGCCCCGATCCTTCTTGCAAACTCCTTCGCGATATAGGATTCCAGGTCAAAGACGCTGTCGTTTAAAAGTTCCTCGGATACCTTGATCATGGTACCTACCTTATAAGCCCCGATAGATACCTGGCCGAAGGAATCATCGCTCTCCGTGTACGCCCCTTCCTCATCGATCCAGGACGCCGTCCCTTTTGTCGCCACCACCGGGATCTTCCGGTCGCCGCTGGAAGTACGGATCACATTTGCCAGCTGGCGGAACACATTTTCCTCTTCCAGGGCTTCCACCAGGGTACGCTCATACTCATCCGGCACCAGGTACCCGCCCTCGGAATCCGTCCCTTCCTCCAAAGCGTTGACCACGCCGGGAAGCGGCACCTTGGAGCGCATGGCGTTCCAGAAGTTTGTCCTGTATTCCTCCGAAGCACGGCCGGTCTTTTCCTTTCCCGCGCCGCCGGATGCCGGACGCCCGGTCAGGGGCGTATTCACCGGCTGGGACAGTTCCCTCTCAAAGGCTTCCTGCCGCTCCATCCGGGCAATCTCCTTCCCCAGATCCGTGATCTCCTGCTCCATGCGGGTATAGGCGGCGTCATCCTCCGCAGACAGCACACCTTTTTCATTCCTGTGGGAATCCAGGAAAGCCTTCGCTGCCTCCCACGCCTTCGCCCTCTTTTCTCTCAGTTCTAAAATCGTCATGGTCATGTCCTCCTTTAATTATTCAATAAATTCAACCGCTCGTAGAGGCTGTCTATGCTGCGGCCCATCGGTTCGGTTTTCGGTTTTGTCCTGCACTTTGCCGCGATCTTATCCATTAAGGAATTGACCGCGGCGGCTTCGGAATAAAGCATGGATACCGCAGGCGGCTCCATGTCATCCGGAACTTCAGAACGTTTCAGGATCCCATCGGCAAAGCCCAGTTCCACTGCTTTCCCGGCGTCCATCCAGGTCTCCGCGTCCATCATGTGGGACAGCTTCGTTCGGGACAGGCCGGTCTTGATCTCATAAGCGTTGATGATGGAATCCTTCACGCTTTCCAGCATCTCAATGGCCTTCTGCATCTCCCCGAAATCCCCCCAGGCAATGGTCGCCGGGTTATGGATCATCAGCATCCCCACCGGCGAAATCAATACCTTTGTACCCGCCATGGCGATCACGCTTGCCGCGGACGCCGCAAGCCCATCGATCTTTACCGTGACATTTCCCTTATAATCCATCAGCATGTTGTAGATCTGCGCCGCGGCCACGCAGTCCCCTCCGGGGCTGTTGATCCATACCGTGATATCGCCGCTCCCCGCCATCAGCTCCTCCTTAAAAAGAGCCGGCGTGACTTCATCGTCATACCAGCTCTCTTCCGCGATGGTTCCATTCAGGAACAGCACCCTTTCAGTCCTTTCCTCACCGGAATCCTGATCCCGGATCTTCCTGCTCTTCCAGTTCCAAAATTTCTTCATCGGATCTCTACTCCTTTTCTTGCAAAATCATCTGCCCTGCAGGCATCCCCTGCTGGCCTGTTCCAAACAGCCCGGCATCCGCAAGCTTCGTCATGTTCCCGTTGATCAGGTACAGATCCCCGCCCTGCTCCGCCGGGATCCGATCCAGGTTTTCCAGTTCCCGGATATCATTGGCGCTCATCCAGCCGTTCTGCCTTGCCGTGGCATATCCGTTCATCCGGCTCTGGTAGTCCCCTCTGAGCAGTCCGTCCACATTGAACTTGATGAAATACTTTGATTTCTCTTCCCTGGACAGCAGCGAGCGCACCATGGACTGTTCCCACCGGGACACCCAGGGATCCAGGGTATACTTCACAAATTCCAGGGATTGCTGCTCGATGTTGTTGAAGGACGATTTTTCCAGGTCCCCAATCATATGGGGCGGCACCCGGAAGATCCGGGCAATCTCATCCAGCTGGAACTTCCTGGTTTCCAGAAACTGCGCCTGCTCCGGCGAGATGGAGATGGGCGTGTACTTCATCCCTTCCTCCAGCACCGCCACCTTGTTGGCGTTCCCGCTTCCTCCGAAAGTCCTCTGCCAGCTTTCTCTCACCCGGCTGGGATCTTTAATCGTCCCC